AAGGTAATGCAGCTCTAGCGTCTGAATGGTGAAAGGTCTGGTGGTCTTGCTGCTGCCGGTGATAATCACGGCAATGTTATTGGCAGTGCCGCTTAATGAAATTCCTTGCGATGAAAATGCGCTCACGTCCCAAAAGAATTCGTTCCAGTTGTCGATGTTCCAAAATCCTGCACCCGACTCTGCTGTGATCGAGGATGAAAGGCTGCTCGGAATAGCCGGATTGCCGTACCCAAGCCCGTATGCGACTCGCATAGTTACGCTTCTCGATGCTTCAAGATCGATATAGAGCCTGCGGAATCCTTTGCGTAATTGAGGCGAATTCTGGTGCATGTAGGGGGAGCGATAAGCGTAGTCGATATTCTCGCCATCAAAGTTGTAGCCCTTGTTTGACTCGTACACATAGCCGCTTGCATCGCCAAATAAGATCACCTGATTGCCGCTCTCATCCTCTGAGGAGGAAACAAATGTCGGGATATCCGGGTACTCCAGCGTCGAGAAATCGGGAAGCGACTCGCCTAGATACTGGTCATCGCCCATCACCAGTACGGTGCCGTCATCAAAATAGAGCCTGTACTGGTTTGTGCCTCTTACTGCGACGCTGCCCACGATGCGGTTTTTATAGCGATCGATTATCGGCTGCACGTTTCGGGAGACTGTGGCCGACTCAAAATCACCGTAAGCGTTCACGCGCTCGAGTGGTGCAATGCCCTTGTCATCGAGCGAGTACACTGTGCCAACCTTCTGTGCTGTGTGGCCGATTGCCCCGAAGGACTCGGAGATCACGCGCAGCTCCCAATCTGCTGAGCTGGTGCCGTATAAGCCGTAGGTCATGTTGCGCGTATAGATTGCCAGCACATCGCCCGATCTCGCCTCTGCCCCGGTTGGCACATCGCCAAGACCAAATTGCAGAGAGCCCATGAGTGAGCTGAAGATTAGCGGGAGCCCTGGGGCTGAGTGCGCCATCTGCCCGGTAGCGAAGAACAAGAACAGGTAAGTCTTGTGAACCACCAGATAAGAAGGCTTGTTGAAGGATGCCGCGTGGTTGGGTGTCGGGAAATACATCGGCACGAAGATCACGCCGTCAAACTCCCATGCAGGGTTTATCCCGTCACAGCCGTAAATTCTGCGTGTAGCGGTAGATCCGTAGAAGTTGTGCGCTCTGTGCTGAAACTTACCACCCGTGGCAAGAGTGATATTAGCGCTCACCCCATCTGCAGCGCATTTTGTCACTGCAGAGACTTGAATGTTCTCGTTATCAGAGAATATGCCTGTGGCATCTACTATGAAATAGCCTGTGGCATCTGCCGCAAAGTCGCCGCCATTTTTAATAAAGCGCTTGACCGTGCCGGTAGCGCCGCTAGTAGCGCCTGTGATAACTGTCGTGCCTTCGACTATCTCACCATCTGCCATCACGCCAGCATCAAAGAACAGCACTTGGAAGAACGGGACAACTACCCACCCGGCTGCGCTAGACTTGTAGAGTTTGACTACCGTGCTGTCGGCGCGAAAGGCGTACTTATCGGCGCCGTACTGAAAGGAGTACAGCGCATTGCCATTGCCAGGCACTGCGCCTATCAGGGAGCGGTAATAATCATTGGCGGCCAGTTGCCAAGTATCGTCGGTTTCCATGCCTGACTGGCCTGACAATTCTTGTACTGCCGTGATCGTCGTGCTGTTAGCGCTCTCACTTAGCGTGTAGGTGCCGACAAGCACTGTCACCCCAAGCGTGTTCCCATCCTTGATTACAACCCTTGACGTAGCCCCTGACGAATCCCCGGTGAGTGTATCGCCCACACTGATACCGGTTCCATCTGCCACCCCTACCGTGTAGTAAAGCGCGGCAGAAGGAGCGGTGCGCCCATCGACTCGCTCATACCCTTGCGTCAGCCTGTACCCGCCGCCAAGGGCCGGTTCAAAGTTGGTCAGATTGAACGCGGCACCAGGAGGCATCTTGATAAAAGTGCTTGAAAAGTCGAGCCCGCCTTTGAGATCGACAATATCCACTTTCTTGGAGGGCAGGCTCATTCAGGTATCACCGTGAAATCTATGGACTCGGAGCGCGCAAACATCTGCTTTCTTCGCGGTAACTGGTTGTTCTTTAGCTGTGTCATGTATTTGGTGTAGAGCTCCTCGCCCTGCACTTTGGCCTCGGCTGCAGACTCAAAGTTTGCGTACATAATCAGCGCGCGCGCCACGATAGCCATGTGATACTGCGAAGGAATTAGAGACTCGTCTGCATTAAGGGAGAGCACCTTTGGCGCCTTGAAGTAGTCATAAGTGATGGGGTACACCGCATCAGGTGCCGGGATGAACTTGATTTGTCCATTAGGCAAAATAGTGGCTTGCATAGGCTTAGCAGAATCTAGCGTTTCAGGCGTGTAGTCTTGATACGCAATAACGTCTACCTGCTCGCCATCACAATAAATACGGTCAACGTCCCACGTAAGAAGCCCGGAAGCTCCTGCGTATTCAGCAAGATCGATCGTGGTGTTGAAAGAGGTGCTTGCCCACAAGAAATTCCAATCCGCGTACTCGTTCTGGATCTCCTCGTGGGCAGCATCGATGTACCTGATCGCCTTCTGGTTGTCGCCGGTTTGACCGACAAGTGTTGCCGGGCCTCCTGAGTCAGAGATTCCGGCGAGTCTTGCCAGCTCTTGAACAAGCGCAAGTTTATTCATCTACGGATAATTCCTGTTCTTGCTCATTGGCGCCATCTGCCTTATCAAGCAGGTCTACCAGGTCGGCTTTCTTTGCGCCTTCGGGCACTTCTATGCCGCGCTCTGCGAGCAATTCTCGTAAGGCCGGCACTTTCATAGAGCCATAATCATCGCCAACATCTTCAAGGCTTATCGCGTTGCCCTGCTCATCGAACAAGCCAAGTAGTTCGCCGGCTCGATTAAATCCAAGCCCGTTTTGCATGTAGAACAAAGGAAGCTTGCCGCCTACCTGCGTGTGCGGTTTGCTCTTATCAATACTTTTCATCGCGTTCTTCCCGTGTCGTTTCGTGAACCTCGGTCGTGTAGGGACGGGCATACTCTTTGCGCATCGGCATTGATTGCCCTATACCTGCGCCAATATCCGCGCCATCTTTCATCTTTTCATCGAAAGACTTGGGCTTTTCGCCGTTCCAGCAACACTCGTCATAATCAGGTTTCATGTCTCACCTCAAATAAAAACCGCCCGACCATCAGTGATAGCCGAGCGGTGGTGCGTGCCATTTTATTGGCGTTTTACTTCATTGCGATTGAGCCGCCTTTTACAGCTTTGGGACGTTGAGAGCCGCTAGTGATCTCTACGCCTTGGCCTGCCTTGTACGACATTTTTTCCGCAATGCCATCTGCTAGGCCAGAACTAACAGCCCCTTTAGAGCCTAAGCTCTTGTGTGTACCTTTTGCCTGGTTCATCTTGAGTTACCTCGTTTTGATGAGTGAGTGTTTAGATCAGTTCTCTGTAATTAACCTTTGAACCAATCGATGACAACAGTGATATCAGCCGCACCAGCAGTTGCGCCGCCGCCACTTGATATAAGAACAATGCTGTCAGCAGCAATCAGATTCGCATCTGCCGCTGTCAGCGTTGCATTGTTTTTGCCTAGATTGATCGCGCTAATCGGCACAGCAAGTGTGCCGTATTTAGCAGTAGTGCCAGTTATACCAACTGTCACAGAGCTTGCGGCAACGGTAACGCCGGCAGTATTAACAGCGCCAATGCTGCGCAATACGCCAGTGTGACCTAATGGACCCATAACACTAAGAAGGGTTGCCGCGCTGGTAAGCGAGCCCGCCTTTATTGTGTGAGTGGTTGTAGTCGGATTTACATAGGACATTATTCCTACCTCTTAAATGCGGGAGTCGAAGCCCCCTTTAGATTTTTGTGAAGGGTTGCTGCCTATCAGGCCGCACTATCCCATTTCAAGATGCGGGCCTGGGCCTTAGTCTCTGCGCTGGTTGCATCAGCATGAGTAATGCCGAACGCCCCAATCGCGTACCAAGCAATGCCCTTGCCTCGACCGTAATCGTCGCCGACCTTGGCACGAAGCTCCTCTGGGCATGCCACCGCCTCAGTCACCGTGTCGTCGCCGAAGAAGTAAGCCGCATCAGACTTCCCATTAGCCCACGCTTCGGAGGCAATGTTGGTCTGTGAGACAAAGCGAATGCCCTCGTAACGACCGTTCTCGCCGTTCATTACACGATTCCAGCCCTCGGCTGTATACATATGCAGCGCTTCAAGATCATCTTTCAAAGGACGCAGCGTAGTAGGGCGAGCGATACCAACATAATGCTCGCCATCGAACACAGGAATGTTGCGCTCCTGCATCAAGTCAGCGATCTGCTTAACGTGCGTATTGCTAAGATCGTTGTCGCTGTTGCCGGTAGGAGTACCGTCCGTATCCAGGTTGTACGCAGTCGCGCCAGTTGCCACATAACGCAGCAATGTGTTGTTGAACTGTGCTGCCGCGTTTCGGTCAAACGTCTTGTTCGCATCGTTTTTCAACGTCTGGAAGATGATCTTGCGAATGTCGTGCTCTGCCAGTGACTCTAATTTTCCAGAGTAAGGAACAGAGTTACCGTATTCCTTAATAGTCACAGAACCTTGCCCAATTGCGAAATTGGTTTCAGGCATTGGCAGGTTTTCTTGCAGCTCGCCGCCATCATCAGTCGTGTCGCCGTACACATTCCACTGGAACGTCTCACCGCGATTTTTGCCGATTGCCGCCTCTACGTCACAGAACTGACGAAATCGAGACAATGGCTGTAGGGAAGTCCGAAATTCATCAGACAGCGTAGGGTTAGATAAATAACCAGAACCAGAATCAGTCCATTTCATAATTAGTACCTCAGATATTTAAGATTATGACGCCCTGCCAGCTCTCATCCGAGCAATTACAGCTTT